TGGAGGCATTTGATTTATACTTAAATTCTGTAATTAAACCTTATCAGCACATTATACTAAAAGCATTTACAACTTTGTTTCAATGTAATAATGTCTTTATACCTATATCAATTCAGCAGACAAGTCCTTTTAGTAATAAGTTTGGGTTTGAAACTATGAAAGAAGTTATGACTGAGGACGAGATAAGAGAGGAGTTAGGGTTAGAGCCGTTGGCTGCAAGTGAACAAACTCAGGACGAGGAATTGAAATCTCATAAACTTTCTAAGTTAGATAAGTGGATAGAAGAATTTGGAGAAACAATAACTGACGATTGGGAATGTATAGATGAGGAGGACGCAGGGATAGAAGATGTGGACTTTAATTTTGAGAAAGAATTAAATAAAGTATTTCTAACAAGGCACGAGTTTGATATGAACGATACCTCTGAGCAGGACGGCATAAGTAAGAACTATGATTATTTTCGTGTAAGATATGAATATAGCCACGATAGTGGATTGACTAATAAGTCAGGACAAAGCAGAGATTTTTGTAATAGTATGATGAGGTCAGGGCAGGTATTTAGAAAAGAGGATATAATTGATTTAGAAAATGAAAGTGTCAATCCAGGCTTTGGACCAGGTGGAGATGATACTTATTCAATTTGGCTCTATAAAGGAGGAGTTAATTGTGAGCATAGGTGGATAAGGAGAATTTACAAAACAACATTAGAGATAGGAGGATATACTGATATAGATAGTGCTGAGATTATAAGTACTGCTAAGGCAAGAAGTGAGGGCTTTTATCCTGAGAGTAATGAATACGAAGTGCCTGAGGCACCAAAAAGAATGCCTAATCAAGGGCGACTAAAATAATATATATGAGTATAATAAAAAACATACAGAAAAGAAAAACTGCTTTATCAAAACATAAGGTAGAATTAGAAATCGTAGACGAAGTCTCAGACGCTTTGGATAAGGTTATGCAAGAACAAACTATAATGAACAATGCAGTCAGTTCTATGAATACGGCATTAACAGGCATAGATTATTCTTTCTTTGAGGAGATGAGAGATGTTTTAGGGGAGTGGGATAGAATGGAGAGTTATAGAGCAGAACTTGATACTGCCTTACAAAATATGGACACAAAGGCAGGGGAGTTAGGACTAGACCCTATGGACTTTTCTCCTGATTATAAAAAAGCAATAGAGGTGTTTAATGAGATAGATAGACAAGAAATGGAATGGATGGGTATGTATGAAATGGCTAAGAACTTAGCAGCAGTATTAAGATAATAAAATTATGAGTATACAAAAAGAAATAGAAAAGAGAAAGAAGAACCTTAAACAACATAAGGTTAATTTCAATGCGATAAATGAATTGACTGCAAGGGCAAGTGAGATAGCGAAAAGTTATGGTGATGGAATAGATAACTCTTGGGTGCCACTTATAAGGGCAAACGAAATCGTCAATGAAGCTGTGTTTGTTGGAGATGAATTACACGCAGAACTACTTAGAGATGTAGAGAGTATCTACAATCAGTTATCGGACTTAATGGGAGGTGCAGTAATACCTGAGATGGAGGACTTGCGTAGAGAAATGGAAGATATAAAGGGAATACAAGAGTTGTGTTGGAAACATCAGACTAATATAAATGAGATAGTAGAATAGTGGCATATACTTTATTCATATCAGAAAATAAGTTAAAGGATAGTACTGCTTTAAATGGAAACATTGACGTAGAGTATATTCTTCCTTATTTGAAAACGGCACAAAAGAAATTTATAGAACCTCTTTTGGGTACGGACTTATATAATAAGGTGTCTACTGATATAAATGCAGGTACATTGGGAGGAAACTATAAGATACTTATAGATGATTATGTACAGGACGCATTAGTGCATTGGGCTTTATACGAGGTAATACCTTTTCTATCTTTTAAGTTTATGAATAACAATATAGTTGCTAAAACTTCTGAGAACGCACAACCACTATCAAGCAGTGAGAGAAGTTATCTAAGAGAGGAGGTTAGAAATACGGCTGAGTTTTATACAAAGAGAGCAGTAGATTATATATGTGAAGACCAAACCTTATTTCCTGAGTATAGCACAAACTCAGGTGCAGACATTTCTCCAAACAAAGAAACATATTATAGTAATATAAATATAGAGAATGTTACAGGCAGAACAAGACCTGGACATATAACTTTAAAAGATTTCTTAGACTAAATGACAAAACAACGTGGACACTATAAGGAAAAGAAAGATAATGAATTGAGATTAAAAAAAATAATCAATGATGAAAGACAGCGTCCAAGTCGTAGTTGCGAATGCAAGTGCGGTAGGAATAAGCATTGCAAGTGTAAATGAGATATTAACTTTAATATCTTTATTACTTGCTACAAGCTATACGATATATAAGTTTGCACAAACTGTGAACGATAAAAAAAAAGAGTAGAAATGAGGTACTTTAAATCTTCTGAATTTGATAGTCCAGATGAATTGGGTAGTGGAGATAATATGGATATTAAATTTCTCACTATATTAGATGAGGCAAGGCATATAGCAGGAGTACCCTTTAAAATAAATAGTGGATATAGAACACCCTCTCATAACAGTAAGGTAGGCGGAGTTAAGAATTCTAGTCATATGAATATTCCCTGCAACGCTGCGGACATAAGCACCCCTGATAGCAGGACAAGATATTTAGTAATGACTTCCTTGATACTTAAAGGGATTACACGCATAGGTGTAGGCAAAACATTTATACACGTAGATACAGACGAAAACAAAAGCCAAGATATAATTTGGCACTATTATTAACAAAAACAAATAAAATGAAAGATTGGTTAATTAAAAAGATGTTCAGTAGCAAGAAATTTTGGTATGCAGTAGCTTCTATTGTAGTTCCGCTTATCGTAACTTATTTAGGAGTAGATGAGGAAACGGCTAGAAATCTATTTTACGCAGCACTTACCCTAGTTATAGGTCAAGGGATTGCGGATAGTGGCAAATAAAAACAATGTCCTTATAATAGGCGACTTACACGCACCCTTTATTAAAAAGGGATATTTGGAACATTGTAAGAACATCTATAAAAAGTATAAATGTAATCAAGTAATCTTCATAGGAGACATCATTGATAATCATTATTCTTCTTTTCACGACCCTGACCCTGACGGATATAGTGCAGGGCAGGAACTTGATAGGGCTATTGCTATGGTTCAAGTTTGGCACAAAGCATTCCCTAAAGCAAAAGTCTGCATAGGTAATCACGATGCTATAATTTGTCGGAAAGCATACGCTAGTGGAATGAGTAATCGTTGGATAAGAGATTATGATGAAGTCCTAGGAACTCCAGGGTGGATATTTGACGAACACTTTATAGTTGATGGAGTTTATTATGTACACGGAACAGGTAGTAGTGGTGCAAGTGCAGCTTATAACCGAATGATGAATTGGAGTTATAGTGTAGTACAAGGACACTTACATACGGAATGTTCAATAAGATGGAAAGTTGATATTGATAAGCGACTTTTCGCAATGCAGGTAGGTTGTGGTGTGGACGACAAATCTTACGCTATGGCATACGCTAAAAACTTTACAAAGAAATATATTATCTCCTGTGCAGTAGTATTAGAAAACGGCACACTCCCAATCTTAGAGCCTCAAACACTCTAAACCCCCCAAAAAATACTTTCAAAGTTTCTCTACAAATGCTTGGTTTTGTGGATAACTTTTCTTATCTTTGTAATAAGAAAGGGGATAGGCAACCGCCCACACGGAGCCAACAAAACAAAAACCAATGAAAAAATCAAGAATTGAAAAATGCCCAATACCAGGGATAGACGCAATCGGAATAGACATTCCAAAAACTAAAAGCCCAATGAGAATAGCGAGGGAACAAAGACACAAAGAATTCCTAAACGACCTAAGAGAAAGCGGAGTAACCAATATGTTCGGAGCAACCCCATACATAGAGGAGGAATTCGGAGTTAGCAAAAGCGAGGCGAAAGAAATCCTAATGAGTTGGATAAAGAACTTTTCAACGGAGAAACCAATATCTAAATAAGATGAATAAGAAAACAGAAGCATTCCTAAAAGGAATAGGAGAAAGTTTAAAGATACCAACGCTAAACTATGACCCACGAACTGAGGGACAGATAGAGGGACTAATGAGAACAATGATAGAGGAAGCCCTTTGGCAAGTCGGAGATAGAATTTCAGAAATGATAGATGAGTATAAAGACTATGACGAAAATATGGACTTCGTAGGGGAGCAAGGAATGGGAGATTTTGATGAGAACGGAGATAGTATAGAACCAAGAGATGAATGGCAGTTAAAAGCAGAAACCGATTTATCAACTGAAGATGACAGGAAATAATGGAAATGATAATTCTAATATGCATTTGGTACATTTATCAAGACGCAAAGGAAAAGCAAATGATATACAACGAGAAAGCCGAAAATCGTGAACAGAGTAGGCATACCATTAAAATACAAAACAATGGCAAACAAAAATGAATGCGGTAAAACGCGAAAAGTAAACGAGCCCTACGAAGTATGGGCAAATATCGGAGCAGGTTGGGAATGGAGAGTATTAAAGAAATACCAAAGCCCTGAGAACGAGGCAAAGAACCCCCAAGCAAGATGGCATTGTGCCGTAAAAAGTCCACACACATACGGCAGTTGGGAATACGGAGATACATACGTTAGAGATATTCAAGGACACGCAATCCAAGTAGAAATTAACGGAGAGGAGATATGAGAGATAGAGTAATAGACGGATATCGTTTCGAGTTTGATACCAAGCACGAAATGTACGAATGCAGAGGGCAGGTATGTTATGACGATTACCACGATGAAGTTCCTGAGGAGAAACTTTGGAAAGCAACACAGAAACTTGCTGAGGAATTAGGCACAGGTTGGACGGCAGAGCATAGCGAGAAAGGTTGGGTTGAAGTAATGAAGATACCCACTATAGAAGACAAAATAAAATTAGTAAAAGAGCAACAAGCAGAACTCAATCAACTAATGGAAAACGAGGGCGACCCTTATGGAGAGTTTGAAGAAGAAAGAAAATCAGAATGTTGCGGAGCTAAAATGATAGATGACTGCGACCTTTGTCCGGAATGCAAAGAGCATACAGGACAATAATTTAAAACAAAATAAAATGGATAATATAGATATGATGAAAATGTTCCTACATATTGGAGGAGTAGGGGACGAGCAAACCTTAGAGGATAAAATCAATTACGAAAGCAGAATAGTTTTCGCAACACCTGGAATGATTAAGCCAGATAATTGGGAGGAACTAACCTTAGAGGAGAGGCAAAAAAGATTAGAACTAATGAAGAAAGTTATTAAATAAATTGGAGATGTGTTAAGAAAAACGTATCTTTGATAAATCAAAAAACAAAACAAAATGGATAAATTCACGGAGAGCAGTCTCAACACAATACTGACAAGTTGGACAGAACACGCAGAGAGTTTAAGAAACCGAGAGGTGTTATTGAAATGTGATGGGAAAGATATTGAAAGCACCGCAATTGGAATGGTGGCAGACCAAGCCGAACACGATATCAAAAGTCTGCGAGATACCATAACCACTTTAAGACGACACGACAATCATTGTAAGACAATGGAGAAAATGGTAAACAATACTTACGAGATATGATACCATCAGATTTAGTAATAGAAGATTGGTACTTACAAGCACAAGATGACTTTACAGTATCAATGAAAACAGACGCAGTTACAAGCGAAATGTATTGTGATGACACTAAAGGGCAGGGACATTATAGGTTAGTAGGAACAAAGGAGCAGATAGATGAGTGGAGTAAAAGGCAGACATTCCAATTAGATGAGGTCTACGCATATACACCAATAGAAAAAGGAAGTTATTGGGACGGAATAGTATGCGGAGATGGGACAGGCAAACCTACACTAGCAGAATATAATAATAAGTGGCGACAGGACTTTGATAAGTATACTGAAATGTACAAACAAAATTCTGAGAAACTTTTAGTAATGTAAAAAGGGATAAGCCGAACCCCTAAATAGTAGGCAAAACAAAAACAAACAAGATGAATACTAGTAAAATCAAGACAGTAGAAAGTATGAGTGAACCGTGGGGAGATAGGAAAATTATATACCACAAATTAGAAATGGAGAACGGAGATAAGATTGATATTGGAAAACTAAAGCCACAAGCCGTAGGAACAGAAATGACCTATGAAATTATAGGCGAGGGACAACCATACAATAAAGCCAAAGCGGTATCGCCTATGCACCTAAACGGAGGCGGACAAGGGCATAGCCCCCTAACCCCAAGTAATGCCGTTAAAACGCAGGATATTCAAGCAATGATAATCAAACAGGTCTGCATAAAAGCGAGTTGTGAATACCACGCAGGGCGGAACACATCAACCGAAGATGTAATTGCAGACGCTAAAATGTTTGAGGAGTACATTACCGAGAAACCAAAAGAAGTTGTAACGAATGGTTCAGTAGAAACAGGAATGGGTATGGCGGACAAATCAGATATGCCTTTCTAATGGAGATACTAATAGAAAAACTTAATAGGAGTTTGCAGGATAAACGAGGTTGTGAGAGAGTTTTAGAACTAACGGCTAAACATTCTGAAATATCTGTTGAAGAAATAATAAGTAATTCTAGGAAGTATAGTATAAAAGTTGCGAGAATAGTTGCAGCCAATGTAATGATGATGGAACTAGGCATAGGAAAGAGAGAAACTGCAAAAGCCGTCAATAGAGATAGAAGTTTAATGTATCATTATCAAAGTGTCCACGATGGAGAATACATTTTTTGGGCTGAGTACAATGAATTATATGACGCAGTACACTTTGAATTAACAAATGGTGGAAAATTCAAACAGATTTCTATGGAACAAATTAGGCATACTTTAATACGAGAAAAAATATCAGACTGCCAACCAACTTATGATGAAGATGGAAACCTACGAACCGCATACGAGATAACTGCAAAAATAGGTAGAAAGAGTTTCAAAATAAAGTGTAAGAAGTCAGAGATTTTTCGTAAATTAGATAGAATTTCACAAGCATTTCATAAATTCAAACACGAGATGAAATATAAAGAGTTAGAAATATGAAGCACCTACTATCAAGCACCGCTTTTTTAGTCGTAAACAAGGCACTAACACGCAAGATAGGATTGAAGTCAGCCGTCCTTTTAGCCGACCTAATTTCTAAAGAGAATTACTTTGAGGAAAGAGGGACGATACAGGACGGTTGGTTCTTCAACTCAGCCGAGAACATTACAAATGATACTACGCTAACGAGGTACGACCAAGACAAAGCCGTAAAACAATTAGAGGGATTAGGGCTTATAGAAACTAAACTCAAAGGTCTACCGGCAATTAAGCATTACAAGATTTTTACAAACAAGATTGTAAGTTTATTACAAACAGGTTTGGGAGAAAGTTATAAGGTTGATATAAAGGAAGTTACAACTAATAAGAATAACTTAATAATAAAAATTAAAAATAATGATATAACCCAAAGGGGTTTAGAATTTGAAGAAAATGTTTTTCAGGTATCAGATATTCCTCAGGACATACTTAAAGAATTTATAAGTTATTGGACAGAACCAAATAAAGGTAGAACTAAAATGAGATTTGAAAGACAGGCAACTTGGGACACCAACAGGAGATTACAAACTTGGGTAAGGAATGAGAGCAGGTGGAATAGAAATAATAAAAAGGTGGGTAAGGTAACAAAGAACATTGATACACATAATAGGGTAGCAGATAGAATAAGAAACTTATGAGAACAGAAAAATCAATAGAGGAATTACGGCTTAAATGTAATACACTTTTAGTAAAGACATACACGGCACTCGGACAAAACCCTGGAGATGAAACGGTGTTATCATTCTCAGTAATGTTAGCAGATGATTTAGCAGGTAGGTATAAGAAAATGTCTTGGGAGGCGATAGAGTTAGCATTTCATAACGGAATAAGGGAAACAGATAAGTTTCATATAAACGCACAAGTTTGGTGCAAGTGGCTAAATACTATGAGGGACTTAATTTGGAGTGGACAAAAACATTTTGAACAAGG